TTCTAATTCACCATGTGAATCTGTAACTACAGCTATTGTAAATAATATAACTAATATTACAGTTGCTAATACTTTAACCGTTGTCACAAATATAATATCAGTCACAAATGTAGCACAATCCATAGCATCTGTAGGAGGATCTATGGGAGATTCTATGACAGCTACAGCTGGAGGCGTAACAAACTCTTCACAAAGTGAAGGAGGCAGTACTAACCAAAAATTAAAAGATGACAAAAAATCAAATAACAATACATCTACAGGAACGAATTCAGGAACTACTGGAACAAGCTCAACAGGTAACCAAAATCAAGGAGGCCAAACCTCTCCTAACCCTTCTGGAGGAACATCTACACAACCTTCAACAGGAACACCTCAGCAAGGAGGAAACACTTCAAGTCCAAATCAACCAACTTCAACAGGAAGTTCAACGTCTGAGTCATCTGTAGAAGGATCAAGTGGAAGTGGAAGCAATTTAGCTAATTCTTTATCAAATGCTGTAGATGGAGGATCAGCAGATGGGGGGAGTACTTCAAGTGGGAGTAAAAAATCAAATTCATCTGCTAAAAGTGCAGGAAGTTTAATTGCTTCTGGGGACATAGTAGCGATCGCTAACACGGATCAAACACAAAATTTTAGATTTGTAGGAAGTATAACTCATGCTAATACTAGGGGAACTAGAATTAAAGGAGCTTTATTTAATTTTACTTCAGGTGTTAATAATTTAAATGTTACTTTTTATAAATCTTGGATTAATAAATCTAAAAAATTAAATACAGTAGGAGCTCAATCCTTTATGATGGATTTTGATAAAAACTTCTTTAGTACAACTACAGTATTAGAATCATATAAAGTAAGCAGTAAACTAACAGGAATGTTTGGTTTAAATTTTACAGCCGGTAAAATGGGAGAAAGATCTCTATTAAATATGTCTGCTGTAGCTGGAGCACATAGTAGCTTTAAAGTAAGTGATAGAATTAGTACTAGCATACTTATATTAGGAGTGTATTCTCCATTTACTCAATTTTATGAAGGTAAATGGTGGGATGCCGGACTATTAACAGTCCCTTTTAATTCATGGGATTTAAAAATAACTAAGACGTTTAAATTTAACGTAAGTTTTACCGGAGTCTATCAAACAGGCGAATCGTTTTTAAATTATCAAATTTTAACCGGAGGTAAATTAAATTTTTAAAATTATGAAAAAATTATTCTTACTATTACCTTTATTATTCTTATTATCAGCTGATACTGCTATTAAAGAATGTTATAAAGTAACAAAAGTATCTTCACAAGTTGAAGCACCAGAAATGAAAAAAGAAAGAGTTGTATTTGGTATCAAACAAATGACTGAAGAAATTTTGTCTGAAAAATTTGATATCTGTGAGAATGGAGAACCTGTAGAAGTTGAGGTAATGTCTGTAGAGGCACCTTCTACAAATACATCTTTAGGTCCATTTTCAAAAACTAAAAAAATTACTATTGTAAAATTAAGATTATTAATTGGTAAAGAAGAATATTGGGGTCAAGGAGAAGCTAATGTAACTGTACAATCTACTTTCTTAGATTTAAATGATGATAACTTACCATTTAATAAAACTGCATTCTCAGGAGCTGTTAAAAAAGCTCTAGTAGAAGCAGTTGATGAAATAAAATCTTAATACGTATAATAAAGTATTGTTATATCTAATTAGTTATTTATTTTTTAACTTAAAAACAAATATAATATGGCTTTTAAAGACATTTTCAAAAAATCAAATGATTATAACGAAAAAGTTATAATTGGATTTATGTCATTTATGGTAATGGTGTTAGCTATCGTTGTAGACCTAGTAACAGGATATATGGGTAAAGCACTAGAATTAAATGAATACATCTTCGACGCATTTATGTACATTACATTAGGTTCATTCCTTCCCGATGTATTAGAAAAATTTGCAGCAATGAAAAACGGTAAAAAATCAAACGACGAATAATTATGAGTTTAAAAAGCTTACAAGAAAAAATAGGAGTAACAGCGGATGGAGCATTCGGTCCTGGTACTATGAAAAAAGCAATGGAGTTTTATAAATTAACTCCTGTAAGAGCAGCACATTTTTTTGCACAAACAGCTCACGAAACAGGTGGTTTTAAAGCATTCTCTGAAAATTTAAATTATTCAGCTCAAGGACTTCAAGGTATCTTTGGAAAATACTTTCCAGGTAACTTAGAAGAATCTTATGCTCGTCAACCAGAAAAGATTGCTAACAGAGTTTATGCATCTAGAATGGGTAATGGAAATGAAGCATCAGGAGATGGGTTTAAATTTAGAGGAAGAGGTGCTCTTCAATTAACTGGAAAAGATAATTATAAAGCATTTTCAGATTATTTGAAAAAACCAGAAATCATGACAAACCCTGACCTAGTAGCAACAACTTATTCTTTTGAATCAGCAATGTTCTTCTTTGACAAAAACAAATTGTGGTCAATTTGTGATCAAGGAATAAATGACGCAGCTATTTTAGCTCTTACAAAAAGAATTAACGGTGGTACTCACGGATTAGAGGATAGAAACCAAAAAACTAAAAAGTATTACGAATACGTTAAATAGTAAAATACAAGATGAAAACTTCACTTTTAATTACATTATCATTGACAACAGTATGCGCATTTATAGGTTCATATTTTATGAATCTAACAGCAGATAACATCGAACAATACCTTTCAGTAGCATTTGTAATATTTGCTGACGGGTTTTTTGGTGTGTGGGCTGGAGTTAAAAGAGAAGGATTTAAAACTTTTAAAGCATTAAGTGTTCTAAAAACTCTTATATTTTGGGCAGTAATGCTTTCAGCTATATTAACAATAGAAAAAGGATTTACAGGTACAGCTTGGTTAAGTGAAACCATTATGGCTCCGTTTTTAGTATTTCAATTAATAAGCATATTAAAAAATGCTTCAATGGTTGGAGTAGTTAAAAATGAGTTACTAACTCAAATCTTAGATAAGTTAGATAAACATAAGGGGCAACGAGAATAATTATAAAGATAGGTTGGATTAGTTCCAACCTTTTTTTATATTTATCAACATGACAAAATTAAAACAAAGTATATTCCCGTTTCTGATAGCATTCGCTGCTTTATCAGTATCAGCCTCAGCTGCATTTTATTCAGTTAGTGGGTTAAGTAAATTATTTGCTGGTGCTTCATTAGAAGTAATTGTAATGGCTAGTTCATTAGAATTTGCAAAATTAGTTATTGCATCTCTTTTATACCAATATTGGGATTCAATAAATAAAGCACTTAGAACTTATCTTTCAATAGCTACTGTAGTATTAATTTTAATTACTTCAATGGGTATTTATGGATTTTTATCTGCTGCCTATCAAGAAACAGCTAATAAAGCAGGTAGTGTAGATGCTCAAGTTGAATTATTAGAAACTAAAAAACAAAATTTTATTCAACAGCGAGATTTATATAATACCGAAAAAACTAATTTAGTACAAGGTATTACTCAATTACAATCAGGTTTAGCTAATAATAAAACCTCATATGTTGATAAAAAAGGTAGATTAATTCAATCAACAAATTCAACTAATACAAAATCATTTGATAAACAATTAGACAGATCAAATACCCGCCAATCTGAAATATCAGCTAAATTAGATGTTATAAATGACTCTATATTTAAATTAGACACTAAAATAGTAGAAACTAAAACTAATAGTGATACTGCAGGAGAACTAGGACCTCTAAAATACTTATCAAATCTTACAGGTACTCCTATGGATCAGATTATTAATTATCTTTTATTAGTAATTATATTTGTATTTGATCCTTTAGCTATATCTTTAGTAATAGCAGCTAACTTTGCTTTTTCACAAGCCTTTCCTAAAAAAAATTATAAAGAAAATCTATATGGAGAAAAAGAAGAGATTAAATTAGAAGATATTTTTAGTCCTGAAAAAAAAGCTAATCTTAAAGAATTTATTTCAAAACATAAACAAAAACAAAATATTATTGATACGATGAAAGCTGATGAAGTAGATGAATTATATAATGAAGCTGAGAATGATGAAAGAATGAATATTATAGGACAAAATGGAAATGAAGGAATACATTATGAATTAGAATATGAACCTGAAGTAAAAGAAAAAGTAATTGAATCCTATAATGAGGTTGATGAGGTAAAACAAACAAAAGCAAGAATTAATGAGTTAACCCAATTATTAAAATCTAATCTTTCTTCTTGGAGAATTAGAAAAATTCATAGTGAACTTAATTCTTTATATAATCTTTTAAACCAAAAAAATGAAGATGAAACAAAAACTTATTAGCCTATTATTATTATTCCCCCTATTAATATTTGGGCAATTAAGAGATAGTGTTTATGTAAAAACTGATATTTATGAGGTAATGTACTCCGAAACCTTAGAACAACCACTTTGGGTAAAATATCAGGTTCAATGTACTGGAGCAGGAGCATCTAGAAAAGGTATGGATTTTTATACCGTAAAAGATATTAAAACATCAGATGCTAAAGATTATGAAAAAAATGAATGGGACAAAGGTCATGTAGCACCAGCTGCTGATTTTAATTGTACCAAAGAAATGTTATATAAAACATTTTCATATTTAAACTGTACATTGCAGCATGAAAAATTAAATAGAGTGCATTGGAGACTTTTAGAAGATTATGAGAGATTATTAGCATTCTCTGAAGGCCCAGTATTTGTTGAAGTTAAAGTATTATTTGATAAAACTCCAAAACGAGTAAGTACGGGCGCAGCTATTCCTGCTGCTTTTCTTAAAGTAATTAAAACTAAAACAAAAACCATTAAGTTTTACTTTAAAAATGAACCACCTACAAAACCAACATTTGTTGATTATCAAGTAAAATAATTTAAAAGTATATACAAAAAAATTAGGCTCCCGTAGGGAGCCTTCATACATTTACCACATAATAATTAAAACAAAAACATATGAAAAAAGTAATTCCACTTGTAGGAATAGTGCTTATGGTTGCGGGGTTAACCGAGTTACTAGATTTAACATTTTATTTAATGAACCAATCAGATACCTTTGTATTTAATTTAGGGTTGGTATCTTTAGCGTGTATTTTTATTGCATTCGGTTTTTTAGGAATGTATACGTACAAATACCTTTCTACGTTTAAAGAAGAAGAAAAAGAAGAATAGTTATGGTAGTGTTATTAATAGTATTAATTGCAGGTTTAGTAGTTTTAGGAATTATAGAAACTGTTACAACATGTGAGTTAGGATCTCCAATCCCTGAAAAAGACATCTCAGATTATTTAGATAAAATTGAGAAAGAAAATCTTATAAATGGAGTATCTAAAAGATGGAATGATAAGTTTGTTTTGAATGTTAATGGGTTTAGTCATAGACACACAAGTAATCCTTCAATTTATCAAACACAATATTCATTAATGTTTCCTTATCATATTGATAGTGTAGGAGTAATCCCAGTATGGAGTAATTCTTATACAAGAATTAAAACTATATTTAAAGAGAATATTGAAAACTCTTCATATAAAACAGATAAAAGAAAAAAATTAGGATTAGATTAGTTTGGTTCTTAAAAATAAATTTCGTATATTAAACAAATAAATAATTAATTTAAACAACAAGTTATGAACAGAATTTTAGTAGTATTAGGATTAGTAGTGTTATTGGTAGTGGGAGTATTCTCATGTGAACGTATTGACGCAGGTCATGTAGGTGTAAAAGTGAATCTATATGGTTCAGGTAAAGGAGTAAGCGATATTACAGAATGTACTGGATTAGTATTTTACAATCCTATGTCCACAAAGATCTATGAATTTCCAACTTATATTCAACACAAAGAGTATAAAAAATCAGATGAAGGAGATAATTCATTTATTGTAAATAGTAAAGATGGGTCAGAATTTAGTGTATCACCTATTATGAATTATTCAGTACAAAGAGAAAAGGTACCTGCAATCTTTGCAAAATATAGAAGAAGTCTACCAGAAATTGAAGAAGGATTCTTAAAAACGGCAGTGTACGATGCCTTTAGATTAGCAGCAAATAAGTATACAGCAGATGGATTGATCTCAAATAGAGAAGTGTTTGAGGTTGAAGTAAGAAGAATATTAGTATCACAATTACAAAAAGAAGGATTCATACTAAATCAATTTACATCAAATTTAATCTATCCAGATTCGTTTAAGAAAGCTATTAATGCTAAGAACAATGCAGTACAGTCAGCTTTAATGGCCGAAAATAAAGTTAAGCAAGCAGAGGCTGAAGCTAAAATCAAAGTAGCAACAGCAAATGGTAACGCTGAAGCATTACTAGCAAATGCAAGAGCAGAAGCTGAATCAAATAGATTGAGACAACAAACATTAACACCAATGTTAATCCAACAACAATGGATTGAGAAGTGGAAAGGTAATGTACCAACAACACAATTAGGATCAGGTACTAGTGTATTGTATGGTTTAAA